AAGGTGAAATCCTTCGTTTTTTCCAGCATCTCGCGCTCGCGTTCTACCTCGCTTTGCTGCTTCTTATACTGCTTTGCTGATGCCGGCGCGTTCATGGCTGGCTTCTTTGATTAAGAGTGTTGATAAGGCTACGCCAGCCAGTGCGGAGGCGGCGGGTGATGGTGTCGAGCAGTGATTCGTTTAGCTGAGCAGCGCCCACGATGGCGCCGCCCGCGATGGCATAGTTCATCGTGGGTTCCTTGCTATTGGTTAGGTTGGGGTCAAAAAAATGGCCCGCGATGAGCAGGCCAGAAGGATGAAACGATTCTCTCTAAAGCGTATAGTGCGAAACACCGCCATGGTATGTCGTGACAAGCCCTGACGGGGCTTATTTTTAAGTCGTCAGCTTTCAGAATGTTGATATTTTCAACGCTTTACTCGCTTTATAAGATCGCCTCTTTACAGGGAGAGACGCTATGAAAAACGTTGTACTGAGCATGCTTGCTAAAATCTCACAAATAGATGCAAGTACGAAACAACTCACAGCACGCGTTGAGGCCCAGTCTCTGCTGATTAGTGCGCTCATGCATGCTACAAGCAAGCAGGGTGGCGTGACCGAAATGATGGAAGGTGCAAACAAAGCCATCAATACAGTAATTGATTCCGCGGATTCAGACGAGATGCTCAAATCCGACGCAGCGCTACTTTTAAGCGAACTACAGGAATTGCTTAATATTTCCCGTGCTGTAGACAGCGCAGATAAGGACATTGACCATGAGGGGCTTAATGAACTCTCGGGTGTCACTTCTCCACCAGATAAACCTCTGCCTGAAAATAGTTAACCCATACCTTCCAGCCCGTAACATGCGGGCTTCTCTTTAAAATATCTTTTGCGCTGTTAACCTTCCCCGAAATTATGCGTAATAAATGATCGCATCAGGCAGGCTATGATGAAAATATTGGTAGCTAAAACTGAGAAAGGTGACAGAGTTAGCATTCATTAAAAAAATCATACGGAGTCTCCTCATGGGCCGAGTTAAGTTTCGGTGCCCTGAATGTGGAGCGCGCCGGTTTCAGTTCACCGTTAGGGATGAAATTAAACAGACCCGACATGGTGCCATATGCTGTCAATGTGGGTGTCAGGTTAAAGCCAGTAACCTGTATCAGCTTCATCTCAGTTATCAACGTGGAATTAAATGAGTGGAATCGATTTTCCGCGAATTTTCTGTCGGGCGTTAACTACATGTGTTGCGTCAGGCCGAACGTGATGCCATTTTCGACTACACAGTAAAGGCTGCTCTGCTTGATGTCTGTCACGCAGAGAAGGGGAGATAACTGCTTTCTCTACTCTCTGGTTGCAGCTGGATAAGGTGCTGACGATGCGGCGCTCGAAGCTCTGCTGTTGCAGCTTCATGGCCCGATGCTCTACTGCGCGTTGCAGCTTCTTGCGTTGCTTGTTGTTCATGTCTGGCGCCCCTATAGGTACTTTGCGTAAATTCTCTTGCACTCTTTCTCAGCAACATCTATCGCTGAGTTCAGGCTTTCAGCTCGAGGTTCGGTGTTATTTCCTAACCCCAAAACCTTAAATCCAATGATTGATCGCTCTATACGAACGCCAAACTCCGACAAAAGAATGCAGAGGCGTCGTTTTTGGTCAGAGCTAATGCGACTGGACATGAATACCTCCGGTAATTGGCTTAGGTACTGGCGCCGGAACCTGTGATGTTTCCGGATTTCAAGTCGCTTCAAAGGTCGGCCCGATCAGCCCTGATAGGCCTAAGCTCCACGACACGCCAGTCCAAAGCCAACTGCTCTCTGGTAAGACCGAATCAGTCTCAATCTCTATTGTTAAAGAACCCGCCACTCCGTTCCCTGTGGCCTACCAGCGCCCTGCTGATGGGATTAACAATACCAGCGGTATTATTAGTTAGCAATACCCTGAGTATTAAAAATAATAGCAGCGGTATTACTTGTCTGATTTAGAAGGGAATTTATTTTTTTACAGAGGATCTACAGGCACAAAAAAGCCCGCTCAGTGGCGGGCTATTGGCGAGGCGGGTACAAAAATTGGCATAGCGTGACTGGGGAGGCTTATTTGATGAAGTATTTAGACAGGACAGCCATCAATACGGCAATAACCAAAGCTGTGACAATCTTCCAAGTCTGAGAGTTTAGCTCTTTGTGAAGCGATTCTTTGGTTGCTACGGTTTCTTTTAAAATGGCGATATCAGTGACCATGGTAGAAACCTTGTCTTCTAATGCTTTGACTCGCTCCAACATGTCACCACCTCCACCATTACCACTTCCATACCTGATCGTATCATAATCATCGGCCGTTTCATGGGGTTTTACAACTTTTAGCGTATTGGACGAATTTAACCGCGCTTCAACAATGTCATGACTCATGATACGTCACTCACCCTAAAATAGGCCCTATTGCTGTGTATTTTTTCTTTTTCAATAAATAATGTAGCTTCTAAGAAATATGATCCTGACTTAGTGAAAATGCACTTCCTTAAGCAAATATCAACTGACGCTGCAATATCAAACTCTTTTCCTTGGCTATCATTGGCGCGAACCCATACACCCTTTTTAGGTGATATTGCCTCGTCTTGCTCATCAGAGTGCCTAAGCACTTGCAGCTCCAAAAAGTATGGCTTCTTGTGAACTAGGCCAATAAAAAAAATTCCTGCATGAAGATCTAGTTCCGCAGGGAACTCTTCACAATCAAATGCCAGTAGTGGCGAGGGTATCTTGTCCTTTCCTCCCTCCTCAGAGTAGGGGAAAAGAAAGGCAATCTTTTCAGTATTCATAAATCAAACATACTCTTATTTTTCCTGAAGACTATACCAGCCGCATCTTTGTCTCGATCGCCACACCAAGCACCTTACAATTACCGTTAACCGGCACCATAGGCCATTGAGGGTTAAGTCCCTTAAGATATTTCTGGCTGCCGTCGATGATGAGCTTTTTGAATGTGGCTTCGTTATCGTCAGTCAGTTTTGCCACAACTAGGCTGCCATTTACCGCTTCACGCCCTGTATCGAACAGAACGTATGTTCCTGCCGGGATACTCATGCCAATCGGCGCAGTCATCGAATCACCTTCCACCTGCAACCAGAAAGCATCTCCCTGCGTATGTGCATCAGATTCAAGCCACATATCGACATCCTTTATCGTGTAGGGTTCACAGGCTTCATCCCATGCGCCAGCCTGAACCTTGCTTAAAACGGGGTAGCGCGCAGTCGGCTTATGGTCTCTCGGGTTTGAGACGTTAGCGTCAGCCGATGAAGCATAGCTACTTGCCTCTCTGGCAAGGGTAGGGCTGAAGTCAGCGATTGAGCATTGAAGCATCTTCGCAAACACAGACGCCACCGACACGTTCAGAGAGTTTCTTCCGTTCAGGTAATGCCCAACACCGCCTTGGGTTATATCCAAAGCGTCGGCTATATGCTGTTGCGTAATGCCCAGCGACTTCTTCTTTGACTCATACAAAGCTTTTAGACGAGTAGCGTCAGCAACCTGCTCTGGAGTCAGTTCTTTTTTCTTTTCCATCCCCGGATTCTAATACCCAAGTTATTAAAAAATGAAATACCGCAAGTATTGATATATTTAATACTTGTAGTATTATTGGTTCATCGGTAATCACTCGGAGGAAACCGATGGATAAGTTAACCCTGGCTGATTACGTCAAGGAGAACGGACAGGCAAAAGCCGCCGATGCAATCGGTGTTCACCAGACAGCAATCAGTAAAGCAGTACGAGTAGGGCGGAAAATTTTCGTAACCACGCTTCCTGATGGACGCGTGCAAGCAGAAGAGCTTCGGCCTTTCCCCAGCAGTAAAAACGCTGCTGCATAAGCAGCGTTGCTCTTTATCAATCTGACCGGAGGCTGTTTCGGCCCCAAAAACTGAAGTGACTTGCTCACTGCAAAGTCACGTAACTAATTAACTCAAAGGAATATTACGGAATGGAACGCGCAAACAAACGCAACTAGGCGCTGAGAATCGAAAGTGCCTTACTCAACAAGATCTCTCTGATTGGTACCGAAAAGACAGCAGCTGCTGTTGGTGTCGATAAGGCGCAGATAAGCCGCTGGAAGCGTGACTGGCTGCCAAAGTTCTCAATGCTTCTTGCAGTGCTGGAGTGGGGTGTCGTCGATGAAGAGATGGCTCATTTAGCCCGGCAAGTGGCAGATATTCTCACCAAAGAAAAAGCCCC